CGAGAATTGGCAAAGCTAGTGCGAATGCCACTCGCAATAAGAATGTTTTATTTTTAAAGTTAAATCGTACTTTCCAGTTAATCATGTTATTCTCCTTTATTTTTGTCGTCATCGTTCTCAAGCAATCGTTGAAATGCTTTCAAGATTGGCTGAAAAAGAGTAACATTTCCTTTTAGTTTGCGGTAATTTTCAATGAGCGATTGAAAAGTAAATACGATGTACCCGAGATAAATTGAGTACAAGAATGCGAAGCCTGATTTTTCAGGCAAGAGTACAGACATCGGGATGAGAATCATCAGTAAAAGGACCCCTAGGATTTTGCGAAGGAGCCCATTAATGCCGATTTTGCTCTTATACTCGATGTCAGGGTTTGCGATAGCAGCAATTGTCCCTGTCAAGAAATCAATGATTTCCATTGAGACAATCAAAGCTAGAGCGTACAAGACCAGACCGTCTTCAGTCTGGACGACGCTACGAAAAAAATTGAAAAATTCGATTTGCATATATCCTCCTCTAATGCGCCTTGATAAAGTTCGCCATTTTATTTGCCATTAACTCGTGACCTGCTTCGTTTGGATGTAAATTATCCGGCATGTACTTTTGAGTAAAACCTTCTGTGAAAGGGTAGAACATTTCGTGATACATATCGCAGAAAGGAATTGCATATTTTTTAGCAACCTGTTTCATAGCTTCCGAATACTGCTCAAGAAAAAGTCCGCTTCTATTTCGGCCATCTTTCGAACCTTCATTCGCTGTTCTTTTGGTCCAGTCGTTTTGCATCGGTCCAAATATATAGATATTTTTACCCAAATATTTCGAACGTAATCCTTTGAATAAACTGTCGCAAGCTCCATAAAATGTTGTTTTATCTGTATCTCCAAATTTTCCTAAAGGTCTATCGGAAATCCAATCATTTACACCCCCAAATACAATAATTTCATCTAAATCATTTGCCATTTGAGAGTCAAATCGTTCAGAAAATGACTCGAACGTGTCCCAACTTGGGAAGCTGCCGGTTTTCTTAGTAATAGAAGAGCCAGCGATACCATAATTTTCAACCGCTGTATACCCTAAAATGTCCTTAAGCCATGAATGGTAAACCCTGGTAGTTCCAACGCCAGCAGTAATGCTATCACCCAAAATCCCGACCTTCTGGCCATTCTTAATTTTTGAATGATGATTTTTAATAGACTTACCATTAACTAAAATATCGGTTTGAGTATTGATAAACCATCCGTTCGGATTCTCTGTTGCGAACAATACCCCAATAGGCGCATGATAATCTTTGGTATTGAGAGTATTATCGCCTATATTTACAATCTTATCATCAAGAAAATCGTAGTATAAGAAAGTCCCTTTACTTTGAGAGATGCCAGGCAATGGAATCACTTCACTAGCAACTTGCCTGAATCTATCTCTAAATAAAACATAAATTCCACTACTTATTTCTAATTGCCACTGGTTATTAATTTTATTGATCTTTAACGGAACACCATTTGATACTATAGCGGCCCCTGAAGTTACAAACGGAATCCCACTCGCAGGTACATATGCGGTTTTATCAAAATTGTTTTGCCCCACATAATAAGTATTTTTTCCATGAGAGAAGCATAGTTCCTCGACAAATCCTTGTGTCTTCAAATCGACTGCGATAGTAACATAATTTGCGTTAGCTGGTACACTTATGAGCGCATTTTCGTGAACTCCATTCATACCAGATATGTATGTGTTTTCTGAAAAAAATGCAATGTGCCAGACAGTCTTATTAATCGTGTAGACTCTTCCGGCTTCAACGCTAATCTTCGCATATCCCCAATTTGAGTTATTTTCAAACGTTCCGTCGCTTCGATAGAATCCACCTGTTTTAATTAATGACTTGTTAAATAGATTTGCTGAATTTGATGAAAAGGATAAAAAGCCTAGTTTATTTTTTGAAATGCTGTTATCTGCAACGTCTTTCCCTTGGAAAAGCCCCCCAGATATCCACGTCGAACCGTTCCAATAGTTCCAATGTCCATTGTCTGATGTGATAAAGATTCCCTGTTCGCCTGTCGGTTTTGCAGATTTCAACTCAGACAAATTAGCATACGTCCCCTTCGGTGAGCCGCTAACAATGTTTTGGATTTTTTTCTGCATCTCATCAAAATCTGCTTTACTATTTAAAGATTTATCAATTGACTGCAATCTTTCAGACAGGACCTCAAATGCTCCACGAGCTTTTTCCACTTCCATATTCGCATTGCCATCTTTGGACGCTGTTTCGTATGTTACCTCAAGTGCTTTCGCAATTGACTCACGAACATCAGCACCTCTCGTCTTCTTTCTGATACCTTCAACTAAAACATTGATGTTCTTAGTATTTGGTAGCGGTGATGGGTCATCAAATAAATTCAAACGTCCTTCTGCTTCTTCTGTTGCCATTAATTACCTCCTAATTCGTTTCTAATTTTACTAATTTCAGCTTCTAACGCTCTAATTCTTTCTGTATTTTCAGGCTTGCGTTCATTTCTCAAGCGCTCTAGTTCACTTGTTAGTGTCAAAAGTTTCTCACGCTTACTCTCAATGTCTTGATTCGCTTTAACACGTTCAATTGATTCAACCGCTTCTTGAGATTGTAGTTGATAGGCAGATAGCGATTGAGACTTAGAACCAATAACCAAATCCACACTTTGAGGATTTAGGATATCAATCTTTTTCTCGATAATTTGCAAACGCTCAATTCCTGAAAGCGGAGCATTCAAAATCGGATGGATATTACCGATTTTAAATTTCACATATCTAGAGTCAATCAAATATCTCTCGACTGCTGCAACCGTCCACTTTGCAAGAGCGATTTTTTGATTTCTTAGGTACTGTAGTCCTCTATTTTTCAATACCTGAGCATTATCAATTTCTGTCCAAATTACAGGTTTTCGAATAATGCCAAACTTTGCTACAAGTTCAGCATCTTCAAGCCACATCTTGCCACCGTTCACTGACGAGATGTCAATCTGCTTTCTTGTTACATCAGATCCTTGCTCTTCTTTATCACTTGAAGTAGAACCGTCTGAGTTCTTCTCATCTGCTCCGATCGGCATTATTTGAGTAGCAATGCCGTCAAATGAAACTTTACGAGATGTCGACTTAATGTTTCGTCCTAATTGGATAGGCGATTCTTGGTTTTGGCCGATAGACGTCGTCCAATCTAGATACAATCCATCACTCGTCCTTCTCAAAGTCAGATAGCCTCCAATACTAGCTATGATACGCTCTCGAATCGTATCCCAAGTAGATTCATATCCAAGATAGCGCCAAGGCTTGTCTGTTAAACTCTTGACAGTGACAGAACCAAGATAAATTCGCTTGTAATCTTCTACTTGTGCATTATGCTGATTCAAGATTTCTCTCAAGTATGCTTCAGCACCAGTGTTTTTCAACTTTTGGAAATGTTGTGTACTGTCGTGCAAGAAGGATAGAAAACCTTCACAAACAACCTCTTGAACGAATCCTGTGCTCGTCATCTTGTTTGAAACGCTCAAAACCCTACCCTCGAATTCGACTTCCTCGTCATATAAATTCACGGCCTGGACAATCGATTGAAAGGGGATGAGTTTTTGATACAAATCATTTTGCATCGGAATGACAAAAGTGAACTCATCAATTGCATTCTGCGCTTGCTTGATAGATCCTGAAAGGATTTTGTTGCCTTTACGAGAATACGGACTGTGAACAACCTTCTTTTTGGTAAAATCGGTATCCGATAACATTTCTCGAAAAGAGTTCCAAAAATATACTTCAAATCCACCATTCTTCATGCCATCACCTCTGCATTAAATCTTAATGAAATCGTTCCATTACCTTTGGCAGTAAAACGGTTGATACCTGGTTTCACAGAAAGGACGAAATCTGCATTTTCACCCTTCTTAAACTTGTATGTTTTACCTTTCTTATCGATAAGGCTGATGTCGCTACTGCAGATGACTGTCGGACTAACTGAAGTATCCCCGCCATTCACAAAGTAAATTTCTTTTTGACCATTTATATTCCATTTGGTCCAATTTGAAAAATCATTCTCGAAGTCGAATGTATCCCAAACATCATCGAAGTAATTATCAACATGAAACGCAAAAGGGTAGCAAATAAAAACAATTGTAGCAATCAAATGTTTCTTCAAAGGTACATCTGTTACTTTGATGCTCTTGACCTTCCCAAGCCAGTAATAACGTTTATCGTGAGTGTCAAATAGCTGACTTTCTGATTTAGTTGTCATACTTGATTTTATGAATCGTTCAGCTACTTTTCTATCAGGATAGTCCTTGTTTGGTAACTTGAATTCATAAGTAATTTCTCGTCTATCAAAGAATACTTCTCCGAGTACGTCAGAGAAGTCTAAAACACCTTGCAGATAAGGGATCTGCTCCACAATCTCCTTTTTGTCAGGAGTAGGGGCATCCCTACTTTGAAGATACCAACCGGCATCTTTGCTATTAAAATCACCGAACTGGATATATTCCTTAATTTTAGTAATCATAATTGATGCCGTCCTTTCAATGCCTGAATGTTTCCTACTGCTTCATCATAAGCATATGCAGTACCGCCAACGAGCGCCCCAGTATCCAAGACCATTGTCTGTCCTTGTGCTACTTGCTCTCTCAATTCTGACAAGCTATCAATCACATCTGACAATAGACTTGTTGAATGAGCGATATAGGCTTCTTGTCTGCTAGATGTTTCATCAATAGGCGTCTTACCTCTCAATGTCTCAACCTTCAATTGGCTTGACATAGTAGCGGTCGCTCCTGTCAAAAGATTCTTCGATTTCAGACTAAAATCATTGACATGGTCACGGATTGCATCTAAATGAGATGTAACACCGTTAATTGATGAATCAAGACCATCTGAAATTCCTAGACCAATTTGCCAACCAATGTTTGAAGAGTCATCTGCAATCACATCCTGGATACTCTCTGCCATGGTTGAAATGCTATCCATGACATTTCTCCAACCACCCTGAATACCTTGATTAAGACCAGCCATAAGAGCTGAACCGTTTTCGATAAGCAACTTTCTATCGTATGAAACGGGTCCTTTATGGTCCTTAATCCATTGAGCCATATTTGAGACGCTAGATGTAATCTGAGACCACCCTGAATCAATACCAGATTTCAGACCAGCCATAAGAGCCGAACCATTTGAATACAAGTCAACTCCTGACCCAATGTTTCTCAAGTAGCTGTTAGCACTGTTCACGAAGCTTTGAGTAATCGTAATCATCTGCTGGCCAACAGATCTCCAAGAAGAAACCATCAAAGCTCCGTTATATTGAATAGATGAAACTATCGAAGTCATACCATTATCGACAACAGTCCGCATTTGATTGATGGACTCTTGCATCGAAGTCATCATTTGAGTTCCAGCGTCTCGAATTGCTGCAGTTGAACCAGACATCGATGTAGAGATACTAGAGCCAAATGAACTGATACGGCTTACTACAACAGCAGTAATCGTTCCGAGACTCTGTAGAGCTGAATTAGCGTGCGACACTTGAGCATTGAACATCTCAAATCCAACGTTAATAGCTAATAGAGCTGAGCTGATAACAATAACACTAGATGCTAGAACTTGTGAAGTAGTAGCAAAAATCTGTAAAGAACTTTCTGCTGTGCTTAATTGCGTAGGTAGGTTTGTCAAGCTTTCAGAAAGTTGGGTGAATGCTGTTGGTAGAGTTTGCAATGACATTGATGCCAATTGTGAGAATATCGCAATCAATTGCATTCCTTGGCCTGCTTGTTGCAATCCTGGGCCAGCCGTTGCAATACCTGAGTTGGCAATAGCTGTCAAACCTGTTGCCACTGTCGCTAATGTTCCAGCTAAATCCAGCAATCCTAATTCAGTGAGCATCGCTATTCCTTCAGCCATGTATTTTACTCCAAGACCTGCATTTAAGGCAGCATTACCGATGCTGTCAAAGATTCCAGCTACACCGTCAAGCACATTACGAATGGCTGAGCCAAATGACTCAACTACGCTACTAGTGCTTTTCAAGATAGAGCTCACTTGTTCTCCAAATGTTTTCAAGAGATTAGACAAGCTATCAATGATAGGGCTAATCTGAGAGAACATGCTACTAAATGATGAAACGATATCAGCAATTGACGGAGCTATCGCAACTACCATTTCAGTTATGGCTGGAGCAAATGGAGCAATCGCTTCAACAATTTGAACGATAGCGTCAGCAATAATTTGAACTACTGAAACGAACGCATCACTTATAATCTCGACGATTGGAGTCACTGCTGTTGCAATTCCTGAAATGGCTTCACCAAGAGCTGTGATAAACGGAGCTGCCGCTCCCATAGCTTCACCAAATGCAACGACAAGAGGAGAGAGTTGAGCTAAGGCGCTTGTTACATTTGGAAGAACTCCTGAAACTGTAACGATAGCCTGGGCAAATGTGCTGATGATTGCAGTAGCAACAGTAGCAAATGCCTGCCCAACTGCGTTAATGATTGTAGCCACTCCTTCGCCTTGACTAGCAATGAGACTTAAACCTGCCGCAATAATAGCCACTCCAGCACCGATTCCGACTGCTGCAATACCAATCGCTCCGCCAAGAGCAAGGATATTCCCAATCCCAGCCGTTCTCAAAGCCGATCCAAATGCTCGGATGACCGGAGCCAATCCAGAAAGAGCAATTTTGATACCTTCACCAATTCCTGTCGCAGCCGTTTTGATTGCTGTTCCTGTTGTTTTGATTAGAGTTGAGATTGATTTGAAGATTTGAGCGATTGCGCTTTTCGAGCTCGTTGCACCCTTCACAACTTCGTCTGCCCCTTCTTTAGCACCTTTAGCGAATAAGCCAAACGGATTAAAGCTCTTCAAGAAATTAAATGCTTTAAAAGCAACTAGTGCTCCTCCAATCCCTGCAATCAATCCTCTCCAGACATCTGCACTAATTGATTGAGTTAATTTTGAAATCCAGCTCACAATCATTGAAATAGCGTTCACGACGTGCCCAGCGGCTGCGCCTACGATATCCCAAGGAATAGCATCGCCTAACTTAATAGCAAGATCTAAAGCTGCATCCGTCAAATCTTTAAATGCTTGATAGGCGTTCTTGATTGCTCCTGTTTCAGAGAAGGCTTCTAGTGCAAACTGAAAGGCCATCGCCATATTCTGGATGATGACGTTAACTGTTTGAATGACATTTCCAACCCCTTGGATAACATTCCCAAATCCATTGGATTCGCTTGTCAGTTCTTCAAAGAGCGACTGGATTGTCACAACAACATCTCGAAAAGTGTCCTTGATTACGTCAAAAACACCCTCGTCAACTCCGAGCGAAGCAAACAGCGATTTGAAACCTTGTTCAATCCTTGGCCCAGCTTCTGCCAAGGCTGTATCGATAGCTTGAGGGAGTTGTCTCATAATATTTCCAACCATCGGCAAGAAGTTGCCTAAAAGGAACGTTGAGGTACTAGAGATAAGCGCTTTTAAAGACGGCCCAATATCTTCTCCAAGCGTCAAATTCGCCAAGAAGTTGGATGCCGAAGCCTTCATTGCTGCAAACGAACCGCTGAATGTAGTTTGCGCTTCCTGTGCCGCAACCCCTGCGACTCCCAACTCTTGTTGAACTAGGTCGATAGCTTCTACGATATCCGCAAAATTGTTGATATCAAACTTCTTGCCCATTGCTTTTTCAAGCTTGCTGGCATCTTTAAGAAGTCGTTGCATTTCTTCTTTGGTACCGCCATATCCAAGTTTCAAGTTATCTAGCATGGTATAGTTCTGTTTAGCGAAGCCTTGGAACGTTTGCTGGATTGAACCAATATCTGTACCCATCTTGGCTGAGTTATCAGCCATGGCCATGATAGCCTTGTCTGCCATTTGTGCAGCCTTCACAGCATCACCACCGAGTGCTTGCTTCAAGCTAGCACCGAATGAAACGGCTTGCTCTGCGTATGTATTAGCAGAGATACCAGCTGAAGCTGCAGCGTTCGCATATTGCTTTACAGACTCAGCAGCAGTCGTATAGAGCGTATCAACACCACCAAACGATTGTTGGAGCTTGGCGCCCTCATCTAGAGCTGTAGCAAATACACCCTTGATAGCACTGCCAAGGGATTGAATCCCAGAAATCAGCGCACCGCTGACAATGTTAGCTCCTAAAACTGACTTAAAGACCGAACCTAGTTGCATACCGCTTTCTGTCAGTCCACCAACCATGCCTTTTAAACGTGCTACTCCTGATTGAGCCTTATTGCCATCCATGTCAACCTGGATGACCACTTTACCATCTGCCATTTATGCCTCCTTTCTATTCCATATCGTAATCATCATCTTCATCATCATATTCTTCAGAATCAGGCAAGGCATACTCTTTCTTTAACTTCATCATTTCATCGATGTAAGCTTGAGAGTCGCCTTTTCTTGGCTTGTACTTCCTGATTTTGATGACTTCAATGAATTTTGTACCTTCCGGCAATCCTGATAACAGGGCATTAAACTTTTTCCAGTGCAGTTTTCCTCTTTCTTCAAGCAAATCAATGCCGTATGCTTGCATGAAACTTGCATAAATGAAATCACCATCTAACGAAATATCATAAACAGGTGGTTCGTTGTTTTGAGCAGAAGGTTCTTTTTGCATCACATTTCCGGCCAAGTCGTACTCAACCGATACATCTTTCAGTGATTTTAACTGGATGTGTTCATCAAAAACCTGTTGAAAGACATCCATAGCATCTTCAATTGATAATGAACCAAATCCGTCTCCAGTAAGCATTTTTAAAGCAAAAAAAGGTTTGACGTTTTCTGGAATTTCTTCATCACACCACATTTCAAAGAGCCTAATGATATTATCGAAGGACATATTGAGAGAGTAGACCTTATCACCAATAACCAACTCATCTGTCAATTTTCGTGATAGATCTAGCATAATTAACCCTCTAAATATTTCTTGATTGCTTCTTCTGAATTGCGCTCTTTATATTCTTTCTGAATCCCAAGGGTGGTCTGCATCAGATAGTTAAATGCGATAGTGGTATCTTCGTCTGCGAATTTATAGACTTTTTCAAAGGCTTCTGAACTAAACAGACGAGTCCAACCGTCCTCGACAACTTCTTTGGCTTTTTCTGCAATTTTCTCGTCAGAAAGCTTTTCAATTTTCTTCCAGTTTTTTGATAAGTCTTTACGGAACTCATCAAGTTCTTTCACACCCTTGTCATTTGCAATATACTCCAATTGAAACTCTCCGAAATCGACAGGAATGATATTGCTTAGTTTCTTAATTACGACCATTGTTTTTCTCCTTTTTCAAAAATAAAAAGGCGTGAATTATCACGCCTAAAATTATCCTGGTACTACAGCTGATTTCTTAGGTTTACGAGTCCAAACTACTTTAAATTTGATCGTTTCAAGTTCAGAAGCTTCACCATCCCCAATTTCAATTTCAGAAAGACGAGCCAACCCCTCTTTTTGAGTTTTACCATCTGAAGAAATTTCTTTATACCAAACGATAAGATCATCACCGACCTCGTCTTCTTTTTCAGCGACAAAATTTTGGGCCTTATCTGAGTAATCACGATGCCCTTCAAAAGTGCGACCTCGTGTTTTTGAGATAACCATTTCTTCCTTTGATCCGTCCCCGTCGAAGTATGCAGAGTCATCTGTTTCTTCGTTATTCTCTGGTGAAGATGACTTCAGACCTTTAGCAAGCCAGAGGTAGTCCTCTGAGGTTGGCGGAGTTTCTGGAGTAGCTTCTTTGTAAGGGCCAATGTAGTGTTTTCGTAGTGCATTTTTATTTTTTGGCATTATTCTTTCCTTTCAATTTCAAGGCTGGCAGTAACATCCAGCAAATAAGTGTAAAAACCTTGTTCGTCCAACTCGTTTAAGTACGGTTTCTTGACTTTAAGGCCTAAAAAGTTATATGAATTGTTCTTGCTTGGCAATTCCAAGCCAATTTTTGATAAGGCAGTATTAATCTGCCATAATGTATTATCAATTAGTTTCTGGTCTTTTGACTTGATAGCAATTTCAAATGGTAGATCCACAATCTGCGTCCCTGCCATGTCCTCATCCACCACATCTCCGCCAGGGAGAGGATAGACGACCAATCCCTCTTTCTCGTCTAAATAGCCATGTTTTGAAGGGATTTTGGCTTGAACGCTTTTGATATGCTCAAGCAAGACCTCTGAAAAGTCATTTTCGTGCATTATTTAACTCCCATCGCTTTCGCTCCGACTTCAGCCCAATTCTTAGCATATAGAGCTGAGGCCTTTTTATCCCACCTTGGACCAGTTCCAGGCGTTGGTTTTTGGCTCAGCAACTTATCTTTATTTGCAAAGAAGAATCTTCTTTGTTTTTCTGAAAAGAAACCTTTCCGCTTCTTGCCATAATAGAGCAATCTAGCGTAAGGTGTTGCGTAGACAATCGAATCTTGACGAACATGTCCACTAGACCGTAGGTCCCCTCTTCGTTTTGGGACAAATCGTTCCATGTCCATCAGCATCTGGTTGGCAATAGCTAACTTCCCTTTAGCGAAATTCTCTGGAGATACTTTCTTCTCAACTCCTGAAAGGTCTATCTTTACATTAACGCCGCCCATCAAATCACCTCGATTTCATAAGCTAGTAGCTTCTTGGTTAGAGGATGATATTGAGGGATGATGTTCTTAACAACGTAGCTGACGCCGTCCTCTTCTACAACCCCACCAACGAAACTCTTGTCGAGTTTCACAGGGCAGTATTTGTGATAGACAATCACAGTCGAAGAATTGGACTCGCTACGATGATTGCCTGAGCCAGAATGAGAAAAGGATCTATCGAATTTGCAAGGAGATAATAAAAGGGGTTCAGAGTAAGCCTCTTTTCCCCAGTCGTCCTCTCCGATTGGCTTCTTGATAGTCACAGAATCAGATAGCATTCTTTTATCTATCATAATCAACCCTCGCTGAGCCAAATCCAGCCATTCTCAGCCAGTTTTCAGCATCCTTTGATAAATTATACCTTTCTGCTAAAGAAAGCGAATTTGAGCCATTCTGAGAACCTGAGCGATAACTTATAGATGTCCGTCCTACTGACATGCTGGCAATGGATTGCTTGTCCTCTGCCGTCATGATGCCAGAACTATCCAAATAAGCAATCTGGAAGGCTGTAGCAAGTTTGACTGCCTTCTTGCGAGCTGTATTGTCATCAACAAAGCTATTTAGAGAATAGAAATCCCTGATGTAAGCATCGATAGCGAGTTCAGCACGCTTTAAAAGCTTGTCAAAGTCGCCCTCAACCTCAAATCCGAGCTTATCGAACTCCTCTTTCGTTAAGTAAGCCATCTAATCACCTCCTTAAAAGGTGGATGTCCCCACCTCAACTAGATCTTGCTTAGGCTCTTCAACGAGTTCAAAGCAATCTTCACCAATCACCTCATTAAACAGGCCATTGATTCGATTAGCTTCGTCTTGATCTAGCTCGTATTCTTGCCCTTTGTCAAAATGACGGTCAGACTTAGCTAGATAAGCGTTCAATTTTGCTTTAAATTTTGCCATTTAACACCTCCAATAGTTCATCTTTGGTCTTGTTTGAATAGCCCTCAAACCCTCGCTCTTTAGCAAGAGCTTTCAACTCTGCCAAAGTCATGTCCGAAAGTGAATGAGTAGCCAAAATCTCTGAGATTTGGCCATCTTCAATCACTTCTTCAAATCCATCAGCGGTTAGCTGAGCTTCAAGCAAGCTGCCTTCTTGCACGGTATAGACTTGATTCCCTTTTTCATACTTACGCATTTTCTACCTCCTTATTAAGCAGATTTGTGAGAAACATAGACTCCGTCTTGTTTTGATTGCAAGACGAAAAGGTCATGATACAAACGGTTTTGATACAAGTATCCGTCACCTTCTGTGTGTTGACCAGGGGCGAAAAGATAGATTGAGTTGAACTTAGCCTTGGCAATTACTGCTGGTTTAGCAACGATCAAGAAGTTAATGTTTTTACCGTCTGAAGCCTTGACAAAGCCTTCAGTGAAGTCAAACTTAGTCTTGAAGCGTGCATCGTCCCAAACTTCGATAAGCTGAACTCCGTCAAGTGAAGTGACACGAGTATCGATTCCTTGAGGCGACGTAGTAGCGATTGAGCGTGTGAACTCTTTAGAACGTTCCAAGAAATCCATAACCTCGCTAGAAACATACATAACGATGTTTTGAGCGCCGTATTTACGAACTGGCAAAAGGGCATCTTTCAATTTGGTGTAGATGTTCACTTCTGACAGATCATCTTCCGACTTGAAGTGGCTGTTTGTGATAGCTTCTGTAGCAATTTTAGAGAAACGGTAAGCATCTACTTCGGGAGTTGCGTGTTCTGTGATGAATGTATTAGATACGTTAGCAGCTGAAAGTTCTTGGTTCGTTTCGTCAACGTCTGCAGCATCCACGAAGAACTCGACGTCACGGTCAAATCCGAGCGTGTAGACTTTCTTGTCGCTTGAAACTGTACCAGCGTTGTAGCCTTTAGAGCGAGTATGCGCTTTGTAGCCAGTCACTGAAATAGTCGGCAATTCGAACGACTTAGCGCCCAACCAGTTTACTTGTGGTGTTTCCAAAATGCTTGTAAGTGCGCCTTGCATCAATTTCTTTTCAAAGGTGCCTTCGTGTTTAGTGATGTAGTTAATTGTCATTGATCATTCTCCTGTTAATTATTTAGTCCGAGAGCCTTCAAAAAGGCATCTTCTTGATTCGTTCCAGCCGTTGGATTTCCTCCGGCCGAAAATGTCGGCTTTTTCTCCTCGGTTTGCTCTGTGCGACCGAACTGAGGATATTTCTGCAACACTTGACCAATAGCGTCCTCAATAGACACCTCATCGGACACCAAGCGAGCAGATAGAGTGATGACGTCGTCTACAGACTCAGCATTTACTCCCAAAGTCAGAGCTGATAGTTTCGCTTCCAGGTTTTTCTTGTCTGACAAAGCCTGTTCCAGTTCCTTCTCTTTAGTAGCAAGTGCTTCTGACTGTTTCTCAGCCTCGCTCTTTTGTGAGTCTTTCCACTCTTTGAGTTGTTGAAGTCCTTCTTTAGCACTTTTGACATCTTCGAATCCTAGGCTTTTGAAGATTTTCTCTTGCGCTTTCTTGGACTCTTTAGCTACAAGACCAGTCACCTCTTCCTGAGTGAATGTCTTGATAGATTGCTCTTGAGTTTGTGACTCAGTATTTTCTCCAGTATTGGCTGACTGGTCAGCTTGTGTTTGAATGTCTTCTGCCATTCTTAAATTCCTCCTAAAATTAGGTATTATCTTCCGTTCTTTACCGACTGCGGATAAAGTCAAGCAAAAAACCGTACGGGATTCCATACGGTTAGGGCATAAGAAAACCGCCTCGATTTCGATGCGGTTTATAGTAATTTATAGTAATTTATAGTAATTTATAGCAGTCTATTCCTGCCAGTCAAGATGTTGGATCACCTCCTAATCTTTAATGGTACGATTTGAAACCTTGGCGTAAACATCCACATAAGTCTCATTCTTGTCTCCGTTATGCGTGATTTCTGCATAATCTCCACAAAGTTCGCTTGATGTAATTGCGTTCGTACTAACAAGAGCTTTCCAGTTTTGCAGGGTCTTGCTAAACCAGACTACAAAGCAGTCTTCTGCTTTGATTTCACGACCTGATAAGCGCGAAAATTCTTGTGATGCCAATTGTTTTGCTTTTTCTAACATTTTTATTCCTCCGTTTTTTCGTATATTTCTGCAAAAATATCTGGCTTGCATGGATAAAATTCCCCTTGCACGCCTTTGATAATGTAATCGCCTTTTGATGCTTCCATGATGCCCTCTAGGGTCACAATAGATAGCTTGCGAGTGTTTAAATCGTAGGGTACAGATTTAATCCCCATAAAAGTAGCGATTTCTTTTACATTTTCGCCCGTCCACTTGATCGCCTCAATCACTACTGGTTTCTTTCTGTATTTCATTTCTTCAATCCTTTCTGAGCATAAGAAAAGCACTTAGACTTTTCTAGGTGCTTAATAAATTCTGTCGTCGTAATCAATCGGTTTTTCAAATGCTTCATTTTTCTTAATGCACGAATTCACGACTGAATTATATTTTGAAATAGCTTCCTCGTCTACCTCGAAAGGGATTATCAAATATACAGGAAAATCTTCGCCAAAATGAGACTTGTATCGCTCGCTGATTTTTTTGAATTGATTATAAATTTTTTCATTCTTCCAAAAAAACATCCTGACCTCCTTACCATTTTAAAGGTTTTTTGTCTTCTAGCTGCAATCTTGAAATATCTTTGAATATTTCATTATATATCTTAACAGAATTTGGAAAAACTTTGTCATAAAACGATTTTATTTCAGGGGTCATTTGAGCTTGAGTATATTCCGCAATAAATTCCATCCCTCGATGTGTTTTATCTTTCCAGTACGAATCCGAATGATTGAAAGGCTGAGAACCATATTCCGCGCTTTTGAAAGAACTCATCATATCCGAAGCGAATGCACCAACCTCCGCATTTGCTTCGGGACGAATTTCTGGATTTAATTTCTTTGCTAGTTCAAGTAATTCTGATTTGAAATCTCTTACTTTAGCTTGACGAAGATTAAAGAAGTCTCGTTTCTCATCCATAGACGCTCCTCTTTTGAGCTTCATATCCCCGAAAATATAATTGTCCATATCTTTCTTTATGGTATTGTACAAGTCATACTGACTGCTAAATGCTTTAGCTCCCAATTCTGGAGCACCGAAATAAGTTGCGATATTATCGATGCCATGAGTCAATTCATGAAGAACGATTGAATGTGCTTTCTGATTAAATTTCTTGTTGTAAATAAAATCGCCTTTTGCCAAATTAACTTGTGTACCAGACACATGAGAAGACATTTCTTTTACTTTGGCAAAAGATAATTTATCGATTGAACCGTAGAGAGATTGCACAAAATCATCATTTGGGAAGAAACGCAATTCTCTTAAAAGACCTTGTGCATTTTCTTCTCCAAAAACATCAACAAAATTCGTTGTTCTAAGTCTCTTTTCTAAACGATCTACCAGATCACGTCGTGCCAAAGGAACGTTATCCTCTCGTGCTTGCAAAGCAGCTTTCTCTGCTTTCTCTTTTAAAGCATCTTGTTTAGCTGCCCAGTCAAAATATTTTAAAAGATCCTCAAAATCGAGATTGTTGATTTCTTTATCTGTTAGTTTAGAGAAATCAATTCCAGAATTTTGTTTAAGTTTTTTTCTGGATTTCACCTCTTTTTTTGCCTGCTCATAAGGATTGTCATAGTATTTTTCCCTCGCCTCGTCCCTTTTCAGGAATGGGTGCTTATCAATGTAGTCTTTCAAGGCTGATTTCTGAGTTCCTACTTTCGCCTTGTACTTGTCTATCAGCTCTTTATCGCCCAATTTCTCAGCGACGTGGAGCTTTTCCTTGTTCGCTCTGATAGACCGTTCTAACGCTCTCTGCTTAGCTTCTGCGTTGGCATTCTCTATCGCTTGCTCTGGACTAACCTCTGCCACGTCCTCGCCCAAATCGGGCCTGTAATTAGCCCCTGGGATAAATGGAGTTAGCATGTGACCGCAGTTAATACCAAGGCACCCTTCAGGCCTGCCATAGCCATAGTCTGACAAAGCTAAAATCTTCTCGCCATGTTCGACCCTAGCCCGGCCAGTCGTTACTATCTCATGTTGCAAAGGCGCACACGACTTGCGAGCTGACGCCTTTTTTGAAAAATAAAAGGTATCAATGCCCAGCTCTTCAGCCGGTCTCGTTCGCATTTCTCGATAAGTTCGATAGGTTGTCGTCTTGATAACTGTCCTAGCATAATTGTCAATTTTCCAGTTACGCCCAGCGCTGTCCTTGAAACCTTGGAACCCTTTCTCTTGCCACTTCATGACCGTGTCAGAGATAGCCTTATCAGCCGTTGACAAGCCTGTAACCACTCTAGCGACAGATTGTTCCACAATGCCTTTATATGCGCCAATTACAGACATTGGCAACGTAGTATTGATTAAGTTGTGAATATCTCCGACAGCTTGACTAGCATAATCGGCAAGGATTTCTTGAATGTGATTGCTATTTCCTGCAGATCCATGCCCTAAATCTTCCATGAGTTGCTGTTTGGTGTCTGTGTAGAGCTTCAACCCCTCATTTTCAACAATGTAACGTAGCTGTTCTTCAGCGACTCCAGAGTATTTAGAGATTAGCTTCAGATTCTCCTCATTCAGTATGTGCATCTGTTGCATCTTCTCAAGTTGCCAGATATACGGCTGCTTATCAAGATAGACCGTACCACGCTCCGTCACACGTTCGACCACGTTATCAAATAAATCCAAGGCTAATTGATGATAGATGTCTGCGACATTGCTCGCTTGAAATTGCAATCGCTCTTCATTGAACTGGATTGGTGATCTCTTCTTTGACATTTAATCACTCTCCATAAATATCAATATCCTCTTGCGTTCGCTGACTATTGGCTGTGTCCATCGTCTCCTGATTGATAGCCTGAATCATCTTCTTAGCGTCAAGCTCTGACATGTTGAAAGCCTTTTGAATAGCGTGAGCCTTGCTGACAATGCCACTAGCCAAAGCCTTGGTCCAATAGTCAAGCTCATTGTTCTTGTCAGTAAAGACTCCATCGTCCAGATTGATTGCAATCTTCTCCATCTGAGGGATAGAGCCACTATACAATCCATAAAGGCTACCAAGCTCGCAGATTGAGATAATCAACTCTTTCAAAGACTGCTCGACCAGACTGACAATACTGTTTCTCATTTGATAAGTATCAGAGTTTTCAGAAACGACCTCTGTCGCAGTCTTCAAGCTCTGCCCATCAAATGTAAACATTCCAGCTGATACACCTAAAAGCATTTCAAAGAGGGCCAAGCCTTCATTAATGGTCTTGATGTAATCATCTGCCCTGATTGCAGTAGTCAGGTCTGTGATACTTCCACCGTCCATATCATTAGTGGATAAGCGTAAGTAGACGTTTTGCTCTGTATCGAAACGCTTGACAAGCTGGACGTCTCCGTCGTGGTTAACCATGCGAGTCTCTGTGAGGTTCTCGGGAACAGCCACTCTGCGTTGTCCCATCTTGACTTCCCACTTGAACTCGTCATAGGTCGTATTAATGAAATCAATCGTGCTCTTGGCATTGTCAAAGATAGACAAGCCTAAAGGCGAATTGATGTCCTTGTTGTTCATTCCAGGAGGTTTTAGGTAAGAAAAAAGCGGTCTTGTTAGACCGTCAAGTTCAACTTGTTCTTCTAGATCCTCATAGATTTCGGCTAAAGGCACACGACCACCGACTTGCTCGGAACTTTCAGACCTGTATAACTCGTTTGAAATGATGTACTTCCCGTCGCTTGACCACTCGTGGAACTCAATCAACGTGTAGTAGATGTTCTTCTGGCCTGCTGATTTAATCGTCTTAGTCACGATAGCAGCGCTTGAAATATCTTGCGTGTTAGACTGTAGCGGTAGAAAGACTGGAGCTTGAATGAAAGAGACTCTCATCCGTCCATTATCCACATAAGGTCTCATGGCAAGACCACCCAAAGCAAGACAGCTCTCAAGATAGCGCTCGAAGTTCTTGTTAAAGCGGTCATTCTTTAAGGTCTCTTGAATGAATGCATCTGCTTGCTCATCGTCCAATTTAATCGAAGCCTGCTCGTTAAAGACCAGACTGGCAATCTTTTTGGCAGCGGTCCGAGCGATTGGCAAATGAGTTGCTTCTCTTTGCTTCTTGGCTCCGTCTGTATTTATGTAAGTGATTTTGTCAGCGTTGCTCTGATAGTATCTTAAATTCTCGTTGATCCGACGATACTCTGCGCTTGTCACTGCGATTTTAGGATGGTCTGTGATACTTGCTAGACTTTCTGTAGTCATTGCGTACTGTCCTCTCTTCAATAGATTTTTGACAAATTGAATAATGCCCATTTATCGGCTCCTTATTGCTAAAAATTAGCGTAACGCTTATAGAATACGTTCACACTATATCTGAACTCGTCCATTGCGTGGTTGTCTTTATCAATTGGCCGTCCGTTATCATCTCGACTGTAAAGACCTATCTCTTTTAAGAAATAGTAATGGTCGTATTCTTCTTCTTGGTGATTGATAAGCAAGAACTGACCTGAAGAGATGATATTCTGGCCACGTTCAATCCCTACCTCGATACCCTTCGCCTTGCTGCTGACATCATGCGCGTTGTTCAAGGCTCCCCTTGTCTGAATCCCTAGCTTATGCAATTCCTCTCGTAAGGATCTACATGCTGGGTCAATCCAGACATCGGTATAGCGCATTTGATACTTGTTCACGCACCACTGAATAAACGCTCGAAGCTCGACAGCATAAGTAGACATAGCCTTTACTTGGCCAGTCTCAGCACCACTATGATAGTAATGAGCTACACGATTAAGCCTAAAGAAAGTCTTGTTGCCCTCTCTATGTTTAGTAACGATGTTACAAGCCATTGAGGTGGCGTCAGATTGCCCGCCGTCGCCCGTGAAATACATTTCAACGGGTTCGCCTACTAAGTTGTCCTTGATGTTCTTCTCGAGGTCAAATAGGCCATAAATAACGCCCTGAGGCATGACACGTTGACCAAGAATATCTCTCTTATAAAGATAAGGATTTTTCTTAGTTGATTGAATAATGGAACGCTTACGCTCTTCGGACAGAATCGGATTGTCGTCCATGGTCCAATGGGTCCAGCGTGTATTTTGCACGTCGAATACATCCTTAATCACTGGATGCTGAGGCGCTGGTGGGTTTAGGTCGGCCAGATGATATCTGAGCTTAGCAGCCCACGTCCGTCTGAATGCTTCCTGGATAAAGTCCATATTCAGTAGATTGATTTCACAAAAAACAACTGAGCCTAGCGACATACCAGTGATAGCACCTACACTATTAACCTTACCGCCACCTTTGTAGTAGACGCGCTTAGTTCCGTTTGGTGTATCGATTAAGAGGTGGTCTCCGTGCTCATCATGTTTGATTTTGCAATTACCGTCGAAGATGTGCATTAGACCTGTCCCGTCACCGTCGATAAAAAGACGGTAGGCTTGCTCTTGATTGTATGCAGCGATTAAATGGTTCTCGTCTGGCGACTCAATCAAATATCTTGCATATCTGAAATGACCAGCGGTTGTCTTACCGCTTCGAGGCGTGCCCTCATTTACTTCAAGCTCATAGTTGAACGGTCTGCGGATGATGTCGGCTTGTTTTCTCGAAAACTTAATCTTCAACCTCGTCACCACCCTTCACGGCATTCAATAGAGCTTCCATGAGGCTTGTATCAGACTTAGAGCCTTGATTACTTTCAATCTTGATCTTGAGCAGTTCAATTTCTTGTCTGATTTTATCGTCAGTCAACTCAAAGTCTTTCCATGCCATGTTATTCATGCCATCCAAAGCAGAAAGAAAGGCGTTTGAATTTGCTTGCCTGATACCTTCATTCTCGATACTTGCTCTAGCCTTGTTTTTAAGCCATTCATACTCGTTAAAAGCCTGTTCTCTGGACCATAAGGACATGTTTGAGAACTGTTTTAATAATTCTCTGTACCTCACCAAAACCTCACCATTTTTCAATAGCTCACTAGCTTTGTTGTCAACTACTTTATCTCGCCACTTCATAGCGGATGGATACGCTTGTCTATACGCTTGTCTTTGAGATAGTCCTGAGATTATACCTTGGACAAATAGCTCTTGTTTTGGGGTTAATTTATCCACTCACCGGACTACCTCCTTTCCGACAAAATAAAAAGCCACTCAAAGAGTGACTCAGTGCAAGCAGACTACAGACTTGCGGTGTTAATTAGAAATCTATTTTGAAATGCTTTCTTTTTTTATTTTTTGTAGTCGTTTAAAACCTCTAAGGGAATCAAACCCTCTAGCTTATAACTTATCCGGAATATAATTAGCTACGCAACCATGCGAGGTTCGGTCGCTCCGCAACCATTTGTAAGTTAATGAGTGATATATGAATGCTAAGCCTACTGCCTACCCCATTCTGGGACACAAACACTCAAAGGAGAGGGGAGGACTTGAACCTCCAAGGTCATTACAGCCCCCTGACATTACAGGTAACCATCTACCAATTCTGAGACCTCTCTTTTCAATTCTTGATACTACCATTCTAACAGATTTTAGGCTTCATGCCTGTACCATTACTATCATTTACTATCAATTCCGTAAGAATGACATCAAGCTCATTTACCGCCTGTTTCTTCAAACGGTAGTATGTAGGAGAACTCATCCCTCCCATGCTATCACAGATATCATCAACGTACATCTTATTGATGTAGGTCTTTCTCAAAATAGTTCTATGTTTTGGATTTTTAAGCCTATTGATCATTCTACCTAATTCAAGCTTTCTGTTGATAACCTCTTTAGTATCCTGTTCTATAGCCTCTTTCATCACTACAAGCTGAGTATAGACGTCATCAACTTTTCTAGTTTGACCGCCTTGGACTTTAACGTCTGTCCACTTAGGACTTGAGAGCAAACCAGCCTCAAGTTCTTTGATTTCATCTATACGGCTTTGAATGTCCATATCAAGGTCTTGTAATTCTTTCAAGAGCTCTTTAGCCTTCACTCTCTATCTCCTTTTGTGATATAATAATATTATTGAGATTATAGCTGAGACAGAGAGTGTCTTGGCTTTTTTTATGCCCACGAAATATGGATTTTCTTGTCAGAAACATACTCAGACCCACTGAAAAAGTCTTTAGAATAGTATAGTTTGTATTCCACTAAAAAACCTGGTCCTAACAACTGTTTTATTAATTCTATTGTCTTGCTGTCATCTAAGCGACGTTTAATGTATTCATCTTTGACCGATAATACATTGATTAAATGACCTGTATAACCTTTCTGTGCCGATACTTTTATTTTTTGTTCTAGGTCGTATTCCTTGAAATACCTCTCAAACCATTTAGCGTGACTCTCTGAATTTAATCGTTTCACCTCATCAATTAGTGCCATCCCTTTTCCTCCTTTAAATAATTTTACCGTCAAAAATCAGGGTAATTGTCCCTGTTCCATCTTTATGACTAGATGTCAAAGCACGACAATCTGAGCCAAACTCAACTCCTTCAATTGTGATGCTATGCTTCAAGCTGTCAACGTTGATGATAGAATCATTTAATGTTTTTATTCTCATGTTCCATCTCCTCACTAACTTCCTAATGCACAAATTCGTTGACCAGATCGCTGATAAGAAACTTCCAGTCAGATTCTCTGAAGGTCAAAAAACGATCTGCGGTAAAATTTCTAATCCTTTTATAAAAGAGTATCTTTAGTTGGATTGATTCACCAACAGTAAGGAAGACACCAGGGAAACGATGTACCGAATGCACTCTATTCCCGTATCCAGAAATATCTAAATGTATTATCGTTTCTGGATATGAACATCCAATCTTAACTTCAACTCCGAGATCAACTTTGACCTCTTCTGCAATTGGAATCTCGTTAAAAATTGGTCGTGCAGAAAATATTGGCGACGGTGTTTCTTGCTTTTTTCCTGAATACGGATATTTTTTTGGTCTCATTGTTTATCCCCTTCCTTATTCTCTAAAACGGCATCTTGTATAAAAGTATTACCGATTTCATAGCGTATGTATTCCTCAGCTGTCACTTCAAATGTTTCTTCAACTTGCTTATTACCTGCATATCCTGAAACGACCAGAATATATTTTCTTTTGGTTCTGGTTGGCACAAGTACCGAACTTTTACCATTCATAACAGGTATGAACGTTGTGTGAGGTTCATCAATGTACTTATCTACCACTGTCCCACTCGAAATCTGGTGACATGCTACGAGTAAGGATGCGAATAAAACAATACATAGGATTTTAAAATATCTCACTCCTTCTCCTCCAAAAGTTCCTTGTTTTCATAGACGTTGCCGATGATTTCCTCATATCCGGTCCACGCATATCCAACATCCAATCCTTTTAGATAAACTGCAGGCATTCCGCCTATGAATGTACCACCGTATTCTTTTTCTAAATATACTTCATGGAGACATCCTCTTGTACATTTCACGATGTCACCGACGAACACTTCCTTGCCATTTCTGTCAAACAATCCTGTTGATTGCATGAGGTATTCATCATCAATCGACCATCCTTTTAAATTGTTGCAGGTAAGCTTTTTGCTAT